AATTAAAATAGCGCTTAATTGATGGATCCTGGAAAGAAACTTGTGTTTCTTCGTTTAGATCATTGTTACCAATTGCTTCTTCTTCTTCTTTCATGTCTTGAGCAGCTGGTTTTGTTGGGAAATAGTTTTCCTTAACAAGAACCAATTTTCTCTTGTAGTTATCAGACTCATCAAACTCAATACCCTCTGCCAACTGACGTAACTTCTCAACCTGTGTCATTACCAAGCCTTCTGCTACCTGATCAAAGATCTCGTGCTTTGAGTATTCGCTAATTGATTTAGACAACTCAATGTTCTCATTGATCTGTGCATTCAATTTGTCTTCTAGTTGCTCAACTGTAGCTGTCAACTCTTCCAACACATTCAACTTGTCTTCAGGAATTTCGATATAGTTTTCAGCAAATAGCTTCTTCATACCTTCCATGAATTCTTCTGTGATCTCTGTTCTCAGAGAGTGTTCGATTGCTACTTCGTTTTCTTTCATCCACTGTTCGACACAGTAGTTCAAATAGTCATCAAGTTTAGAAGACATTTCAGAAGAAACTTCTTCAAGTGCTTCTTCTAACTTTGTAGAATATTGTTCTTCAAGTTCAGCAATTTCTTCTGAAAGACGTGCTTGGATAGCAGCTTCAAAAATTGTAGATGCTTTTTCTTTGAAGTCTTCAGATAGATCTTCGCCATTAAACATTGCGTCGATATGTTCTTTCATTGCTGCGCCCTTTGTTGCGATAGTTGCTTTATTTTGAGCAGACATATCACCAGTAGGAGCTGAATTATTTTGTGAATCAGTTTCTTCCTGATCACCAGCTACTGTCTGAGGATTCATGTCGCCTTGACTCTTGGAACTAGGCAGTGTAGTTTTCTTTGTGCCAGCATCAGGAACCATAGAGACTCCTGTAGCGCCACCACCCACTGATAATTCATCTAGTTGTTTCTTAATTGCCATTTATAACTCCTTAAATGTTCTTTATTATTTATATTTTAAATTCTTACAGTGAGCGAAGGAACTCTGCAAACACTTTAATCTTTTGTTCTTCGAGATTACGGCTAGAAGTCTTTTGAATTTCCTTCTTCATCTCTTCAAGCTTTTGTGCTTTGAGAATACCATTATCCCAAACCCATTCAACACCTTCCATAATACCTCTTACGAAAGCATCAGGAGCTGATGGGTCAGCAACAATGTCAGCAGCAGTGGCTAAATGGAAGTCATCTTGAACTTCATTGATACCTTTGCTGTTGGCTACAAGAGAACCCATACCTCTTGAAGATACCCCAAGCTTTGCACCCTCACTCATCAAGTTTTTAACAATTTGACCATAAGGAGTGTCCATGATCTTTGCTCTACCAATAAAGTTAGAACCTTCTTTGAATAACTTTTGTGTCATGTGCGAAACACGCTCAAGATTAATGTTAGGACCAGATGGATGACCTAGTTCACCAAATGCTCTGTTTTCCTTAACATATTCTGTGTTGTATCTATTGACTTCTCTTTCAAGAATATCGCTACGATACATTCTACCATTACGGTTTGGTAGATCTGCTTGCATGAAGATACCTTCGATGAAGTAATGCTTCTTGCCTTCTTGTTCTTCTACGAGAAAATTTACACTCTCGTTAATTTCGCACATTAGTTTCATTTTAGTTCCTCTTAATACTCGCTTGTGTACGATGAGACTTTTTGGAAGTCAATTATCAAAGTGCAATTAGATGAAGTACAATTTACAACAACGTTTGCTGCTTGATCTATTTGAAGAGCTGCACCGCCGCCTGCATAATCAACATAATCAGAAGAGTTGTAAATGTTGATAGTGTTAGCACCACGAGCAATCTTCCAGAAACCATTATCAATCCCATACCATATTTGATTGATATGAAGACCAGTTACAGTCTCTCCAGCTATACCTGAATTTGCTGATGCAACTGTTAGTTCAGTATTGGATGTAAAAAGGACAACAAACTTGCCACCCTTTTGGTTAATTAATGTTCTACTCGCCATCTTGCAGCTCCAATTGTTCTAAGAATTCGATCATCTGATCTGGATCTTCTTCAAGGATCTGTTCAAAGATCTCTTTGTTTTCATCAGATAGATTTTCATAGATTGTGTTTAACAATTGAGTCAACTCTTCGTCTTCTGTCAATTGTTCTGCTTCTTCTTTCATTGTAACTGGCTTTGCATATTCACCAGATTGAAGAATACGATCATTTAAATCTTGAAGTGATCTGTGCATGTCTTTGATATCGCCAACATGGCCCCAGTGTGGTTCACCTTTGTTATAGTTCTTTTTGCTTGTCACGTTATCGTAATGATCTGACAAACCTTTTTGAATGCTCTTCAATAGCTTAGAAGCTTCATTATGGTAGTGTTGGAATTGCTTAGATGCAACTTCACCTTCCATCAGATCTTCTGTTTCCTCTGCAACCTTCTTAGCGGTAGCAGTTGCAATAGCCATCTTCTTGCTCATTGGCATCTTTGGATTTTCACGCTCAATAGCTTTAGCTACTTCTTCGCGCTTCTTCATCTCTGCTGGTGTAAGAGTCTTCTCATCAAGAGTGTCCTCTTTAATTGTTTTAATCTTTGCACCCATCTCTGTTGCATCATCGAGTTCTGAGTCAGAAAGATGTTCACCTACTTTAATACCGTCTGAAAGATCACTACCGACCGCATGTACCTTATACTTTCCCTTACCAGCATCCTTGATATGAAGAGCCATTGGATGTAGTTTTTTAGAAGACATTTCTTCGTAAACTTTTTCATCATTGCCAGGATTGTATCCGTGCTCTGTCTCACGATCTACAGTTTTAATGTTTGTTGCATTGAACAGTTTATCATCCTGTGTTCCACGATCATCGAGTTTACTTTTGGTAGCAATGTGCTTATCCATAAACTTCTTCTCGTCCTTGGATTTAGGAGTAAACCCATTCAAAATATTATTGAGAGTTTTCGCCATCTTCGTCCTCTTCTTGTGTGTCTAAATTTACTTCTTGTTCGTTGGGACTGAAGAAGCGGTTTGCAACCTCAATCTTTTTTTGTTGAATGGAATCATACACTCTACCTGCCATAAGTTCATTAAATACGTCCTGCATCTTGGCAGGTTGCCCCTCATAAGCATATCTCACAAGGTCGCTCACTTCATACTGTGTTACTGTGGAATCCATCTATACTCCTATTTATTGTTGAGGTTCTGGCGGTGGAGGTGGGTAGTAGATTTGATTACCGAGCTCTTCCTTGATCTCAGTATCGATCTGCTCCCTATCTTCATCACTTTGTTTGAAAATATTTGATCTTATCCAACCATGCGAATAATATTTACCAATGTAAGGAACAAGCTGTGCTGCTACCTGTAGTCTTGAGTTGAGAACATCTGTCTCTTTCAACTCCTCGTAGTAATTATCTTTTGCATAATCAAACTTTATATATTGAGAGATAGATTTCCAGTCTTCTACTGTAACTATTCCCTTCAGAACCAATTGTTTTTCAAGACACTTCAAAAATAATGTAGAGAACTTTGCTCTCATTCTTGAGATAAACTTTGAAAACTTTACTTCATCTCTAGTAATTTCTGTTGCTCTACCAATAGAATAAGTCTGTTCCGTTTGAAGTCTTGTTGCTGGAACATTGAGAGATTGGTATAGTTTCTTTTGGAAGTATTCAACATCTTCCATCTTACCTAGATTCTCACCACCTGGTAATGTTGTAATCTCTGTTCCCTTACCACCTTCACGACGAGGTAGCCAGAAGTCTTCCAACATAGTCATGAACTTACGATCATCTCTTACTTCACCAGTAGTTGCATCATATACTAATCTATTCTTATGACGAACCATCATATCACGAAGATACTGTTCCGCCTTCATCTTAGGTAGATTGCCAACGTCAATGTAGAATATTCTTCTCTCAGGTGCTCTTGATATTCTGTAAATTACAGTAGCATCCTCAAGCACTCTTAACTGATTCAAAGGCTTAATTGCCTTATGAAGATACGATATGACCATCGTACCATTTGTATCCATTAGACCAGATGTACAATGTACAATAGAGTCCTTTGCTATCTTTACACCAGTAGCAGGTCCATATTGGCCAGCACCGCCACCAAGCCCTTGAGCATTGTAACCTTTTTCATTGTAAATGTAATATTCTCTTATAGTCTGCGAGACAGTGGAGTCAGTCTTAGCGTCTTTCTTCTTTCTTTGCTCACGAACTTTTCTTATCTTTCTAGGATCAATATTTCTGAGTTCCTTGATACCTAGTCTTGGATTCTTATCATCAATTATTGCATGATAATATAAACGACCATCGATATACCATCTTTTGAAAATATCATATGATTTCTCTTCAAAATTTAATAGATTCTTAATTGCGTTAAATTCTTGAATAATGACAGCCTTGATATTGTCTGCCATCTGCAAACCATCAAGATTAAGCTCAACAATCTTCTCATCTGTCTCATGAACGATAGCTTCGTTAACTATCTCTTCCACTGCTCTATCAATATCAGCAGTAATAGACATATCTCTATATCTTGTAACTAACTCTGCTTCAGTTCTTGCCGTACCTTCGAGATCTACATACGTTCCGTAAGATCCTCCAGCAGCAACAACAACAGCACCGTCATCATTTGATGGGGGTGCAAAGGAAACGGGCTGCTCCTCAGGAGTTACCCGTTTGAATTCAAATCCAAAAAGACTGGCCATATTTTATCCTATATTAGAAGAGGAGCCAGGCTCCCCCTCATTTCATTCCCAGTAGTCGTAAGACCAATTAATACTATACTCTTCAATCTGATCAGCAGATCCCCAATCCAAAGCAATTTCGCTAATGTTTGTCGGGAAACATCCAACCAATTTAACAATTTTCAAAGGAGGTCCTTTCTTAGAATACTGGCTGACAGTCAAGTCAACTTTATATTCACTAGGGAATGCTCTAAAGTTTGTTGTTCTTTGATTGATAATATCCATCCATTGCTCAACAGCGTTTCTGATAATGAAACCTTCATCATTCATTACTGTTGTTGACCAATCGCCGTACTGTCTTTCTCCAGCAATCTTAATAGTTCTACCACCGTAAGGAATAGATACTTGTCCAACTGTAGAAGCTGGTAGACTGGCAGAACGAACTAGGAAAGGACTGAAAGGGATCAGAGCAGGTACTCCAGGTGGTGTTGAAATAAACACCTGGAAGAGAGCTGGTCTTGCAAAGTCAGTAGTGCTTACTAGTGACTTGAATGCATTTATACTAAAAGCCATTTATTATCTCCTTAATTAGAATCTACCAACAACTTCATCAAACGCAACGCCTGATCTTACAGCAACAAAGTTAAGCTGGATAAAGTTAATTGATTTTGCTGGCTTGACATATATATCGCCTACGAATTGATTGCTATCAATTACTTGAGATGTATTGTTAGTTTCGTCACAAACCACTCTGTAGTCGTAAATACCTCTACGTCCTTGAACATCTCTCAAGAATGGTTCTACAAGAGATATAAACTGTGCTCTTGTAAACTCATCATTCAATTCAAATAATGAGAACTTAGCAGCGGTAGAGATTGCTTTTTCGAGAACGATAAACAATCTACGAACATTGATACGATCAAAAGCACTTGGCTTTGATAAAGCTGTCTTATCACCAAATAGGATTGTACCTTGTCCTGGGAAAGTTGCAACAGGGTTGATACCGTTCTTGTATAGTAGATCACGATCTGCTTGATCTGGATTATAGGCTAGCTTGACAACGTTCTTGATCTGACCACGGTTAAATCCAGCTGGAGAGAACCAAGGATCACGTTGTGCATCAGTACGAACACATAGCCCAGCAATATCACCGTTCAATGGAATCCAACGGAATACATCGTTGTATTTGTCATATTGGTACTTGTAACCAGAGTCAATCACCAGATATGAAGATGATCTGCATGAGTTTCTAAACGTAACAGTATCAGTAGATTCATCCAATCCTGAATTATTAACAACATCTGATTTATCAGGTGAGGTTAACACAATACAGTCTTTACGTGTTTCTGCAATATTATCAACAAGATAATTAGAGATTTGTTCGCCGTTAGTACCACCTCTAGACTTACCAGTCATTACAAGTGATACATCTACGTCTTCAGCAGAGGCAAATAAATCATATCCAGAAAGGATTGTACCAACTGATACATCACTTTCACCATCACCATCTTGGCCAAGCTGCATTGACACATACAAAGGTGATGTGTTAACACTAGCAATATTCAATGCTGTATTTGCAGGAGCAGTCGATCTGTGGTTAGCCCACCAAACATACTGGCTGTTTTCGTTAATTACGGTTTTGTAGAAGTTAGATGCACCATCAGTTGTTTTTGCATCTGTTGCTCTGGATAGTCCTTTGAATACCTCTAGAACAGTACCTGGAACACCTGTGAATTTTCCATCCTCATCTGCAACAACAACATGCAACTCATCAATAGCTGATGTATTACCTTGTGATGCTTGGTAGTCAGAAATACCTGGAGCAGTGTCAACTGTGTTGAAATATTCCCAGTACCTAACTACTGTATTACTTGAATAGTTCGTTGATAACTGGAACACATTTTCAACATTTGCTGTGAAGAATCTGTGAGTTGCGTTTGCATACTCACTACTTGCTCCAATTGAAGCTGGTAGTGATGTTATTCTCATATATTGCTTGCCTATTGAGGTGTTACCAACCTCAATGATATCATTTACTTGAAGCTGTGCGAGAACAGATACCATTCTGGTATTTGCTTCTGCTAAAGTACCAGTCGCACTGTTAGCAACAGAAATAACAATAGAATTAGATCCAACAACTGCTGAAATAGTGCCAGAAGCTAGGTTGGCGTCAGCAGCTTGAATGTCTATTGATTTTGTATATGCGTTTGCACTATCACATACAGATATTTTTAACGAGTTACCAATATCACCTGGATATCTTGCTACATATACAACATCTGTATCGTCAAATGTGATGCTGTCATAACTATCATCATTCTTGACAGTATAAACTTGAGCATTAGTTACAGAACCAGTGTTTGCTACGGCAGAGATTACACCATTAGCAAAGTTAGTTGTGTTAGCTGATCTTACAACCTGCAACGCATTACCATATGCAAGGAAGTTTGCTGCTGTGAAGAATGTTTCTGGATTGTGATTGGTAGGTTTACCAAACTGTGCTGCTAATTCTGTTTCAGAGCTGATAAGGGTTCTTTTTCCTACAGGACCCCATTTAAACACACCTGCTACTGCACCAACAGAGGTAGATACTGCTGGAACAACGGTTGTTAGATCAACTTCTGAAACATTTACGCCTGGGCTAACTTGAAATGCCATTTTTATCTCCTAAAGACTAGAGTTTCTTTCTATTTATAATATTGCCAACCGTCACTAGGAATTCATATATCTTGCAAAATTATCAACATAAACTACGGGTTGGTCCTCCATTGATTGACCATCATATATGATACCAAAAGGAGTTATCTCCTCATCAAGCATTCTTTGTTTCTCATCAACAAGCCTGCGTCTGATATCTAAGTTTGTAATTTCCTTAATAAATGGCTGGGTCATCGTCCAACCAAATAAAACACCACACATTGCGAGATCGTCATTACCGTCCTCAGCTTCGTATGAGTTTCCATTACTTACAAATCTATAAAGCTCTGCAATGAGATCAATATCGTTAAGTTCAACTTTATCATTCTCAACCAAAGCCTTGAAATTATTGCAACCTACTTTCTTTGTTGCCTTTGTTGTTCTGACTCCTTTGACTGCAGTACCACCAAATCCCTGTGATACCTCAACAGCTCCTTTAGGAGTCTTTGCTGTGTAAATAATGTTCTCGTATTCAAGATCTTCATGAAGGATATCAGCAACCTGCTGACCAATATCATTAGTCTCTATCAGTACATGAGCATTAAAGTATTTGACTGCCGTATTATATATTACTTCCGGAAATAGGAGAGGTGATATGTTATTGTTTCTGTATGTTGCAACAACCTTGTACGGTGCTTCAGATATATCATACACTATAAATGCTGAGTAGTCCCCACCTAACCCTCTTGAAACATCCACCGTCATCATATATAATCCCGTTTGGCGGGGTTCATAGAATAACTTAAAGTATTCATTGTTGCTTAATGGTGGTTTATAAACCAATCTTCTAAGTACTTCAGGAGATATTAATGTATTTGATGAACCAAGAAACTCACATTCAAACTCTTGACGGAACTGTTCTTTGGAGGTATTCCGAATAGTTTCT